TAATTTATTTAACCAATCAGTACTTGATACAGTAAATTTAAATTGATTATCTTTAGTTCCTGCTTGTAGATTTTTAATGATTGAACGAATATCAGGATATGAATCTTTAATTAATGCTGCTACTTCTTTAATATCATATTCTACTTTTTCTATATCTAAAATATTAGTACATACGTGTTTAGCAACCTCACCCATTGAAGGTGGTTTTAATATATGGATTTCGCAACGAGATGTTAACGGTTCAATTAAGCGTTCAATATAGTTACAAGTCAATACAAATCGTGTTGATGCTGAATATTCTTCAATTATATTACGTAATGCTGCTTGGCCAGGACCTGTTAAAAAATCCGCTTCATCTAGTATTATTACTTTAATCGGGTTAAAAGTAGCAGAAGATGCAAATCCTTTAACTTTATCCCTAATCATATCAATACCGTTTTCATCACTAGCATTAATGTATATATAATCACATTTGATGTTGTTGACTATAATTTTAGCTAAAGTTGTTTTTCCTGTTCCTGCCGTACCGCTAAAGATAAAATGAGGAATATCGTTTTGAGCAATACAATCAGTAATACGAGATTTAATTACTTCATTGCCTATGTATTGGTCTAGATTTTCACTACGGTAACGTTCAATCCATAATGTGTGTTGTTTCTTCATAACTATAATATAATAAATTTATTCTGGATAAACAATAATGCCTTGGTCCTTTTCTCCTTTTGATGTTAATAAAGGTTCTGCAGGTTTAATTTCAAATGAATTTCCATTAATTTTAAATGAACCCCCTTGTTTAATCATCTTTTTAAAGAAATTGATTTGAGATTCACTCCAATCATTACTTAAATCAAGTACTGTTTGTTTTTCTACTAATTCTCCATTTACGTAAATAGAAACTGTTTTTCTAATTGATTGGGGGGTTAAAGGCATATATTTTAAATTAAAATAAGGGACTTTCGTCCCTCATTATTTTACATTCCAAATTGTGACATATCTACATCATTACCACCTGATTTTTTTTCTTCAGGTTTATCATAGATTACACATTCAGTCATTAATAGTGTTACTGCGGCCGCTGCTGCATTCTCTAATGCACATCTAACTACTTTAGTAGGATCAATAATACCTGATTTGAAAGCATCTGTTACTTCTCCAGTTGATAATTCTGGTACCATATTAGAGAAATGATTATTGTAAATTTTATCCCACCATTCTTGAGGATCTTCTCCAGCATTATTTAAAATTTGTTTAAATGGAGTAGCACAAGCTTGGAATACAATTTGTGCACCTTTTACTTTATCATTTTCACCTTTTAAATTAATAGATTTTCTAGCATGTAATAATGCAATACCAGCACCAGGTAGAATACCTTCTTCAAGAGCAGCTTTAGTAGCTTGTAAAGCATCGTCTAAACGATCTTTCTTCTCTTTCATTTCAATTTCAGTACCACCACCAACATTAATAATTGCAACTCCACCTACCATTTTAGCTAAACGTTCTTGTAACTTTTCAACTTCATATGGAGATTTTGAATTATCTAATTGTTGTTTTAAATCTAGAATACGCGTCTCAATTTTATCTGCATCTCCTTTACCATCAACAATTGTAGTAGTTTCTTTACCTACAGTTATAACACGTGCATTACCGAACCAATCTGTATTGAATTTATCCAACTTCATACCTTTATCAGTTGATACAACTTGACCTCCAGTTAAAGTTGCCATATCCTCTAGAATATGTAATCTGCGTTCTCCAAAATCAGGTGCTTTTACAGCAGCTACTTTAAGTGATCCACGCATTTTATTTACAATTAGAGTAGCTAATGCTTCTCCATCTAATTCCTCAGCAACAATCAATAGTGATTTATTTTGTTGAGAAACGGATTCTAATAGAGGCAATAAGTCCTTAACAGCACTGATTCTACCGTTGAATAACAATATTAAAGCGTCATTTAATACGGCTTGCATCGTGCTATTGTCAGTTACAAAATATGGAGATTTATATCCCCTATCAAATTGTAAACCTTCAACTACTTCTAATGATGTTTCTCCAGTACGAGATTCCTCTACTGTAACTACACCATCTCTTCCTACTCTATCTAATGCTTCGGTAACTAGATTTCCAATTTCTTCATCTCCATTTGCTGATAATGTAGCAATTTGTTTAATTTGCTTTTCATCAGTAATATCAATAGATATCTTTTTTAATTCATCAACCACTTCTTTTACAGCAGCCTCAATACCACGTTTTACCTGAGTAGCATTTGTTGATGGATAAGATGTAGCACTTAATGCTCCAGAAGCAATAGCGTGAGCTAATACTGTTGAAGTAGTTGTACCATCACCTGCTGCATCCACTGTTTTAGATGCTGCTTGTTTAATAATCGTAGCAGCCATATTTTCAATGGGGTCTTCTAATGTAATAGATTTAGCAACCGTTACACCATCTTTTGTACTTTTTACTCCATTAACTGAATCCTCTATTAGGACATTTCTTCCATAAGGTCCAAAAGTTACTGATACTGCTTTATTTACTTTATCAATACCTGATTGTAATTTTTCTTTTGCTTCTCTATCGAAACTAATAATTTTACTCATTTCTTATTTTTCTAAAATTGCGTATATGTCTTGTTCTTTGTATATTAAATAATCTTCACCTTCTATTGTAATGCGTTGTCCACCAAATGAAGGAAATGTTACTACTTGACCTACTTTTAATTTAGTTTCTAAAAATACTTCACCAGTCACACTATATGCTCCTGGTCCTACTGCTATGATTTCTCCAACCATAACTTTCTCTTTTCCAGCATCAGGTACAATGATGTTTCCATACATAACCTCAGCCTCATCTTGTTGTTTAATAAGCACGTTACTGTGCAAAGGTATAACTTTCATATTTTATATGTTTAAATTTGTTTACTTGAATATAATGATAGGTCTCCGGGTTTCAAAACTATATCGAAATTATTTTATTTCGATTTTCTTTGGTTTGTTTTCTTTAGCGAATGGAATCTCTAAAATTAATAAACCTTTATCTAAACCAGCTTCTAATTTAGATAATTCATACTTAGAAGATACCTTCCAAGCAATATCAAAACCTGCCTTTTTAATTGAACGATGTAAATATCTATATTCATCTTTCTCTTCTTCCTTATCTTTACGATAAGCAACTCTAAGAGTTTCTGAATCTACAATAATATCTATATCTGATTTTTCTAGTCCAACAGCAGCAATTTCAATTTTTAAACCATTGTCGGTCTCTTGAATATCAACGGGATGTTGAACTGCTTTTTCTGAAATTGGTCTATAGTGGGCATTTTTATCAAAGAAAGACTTCCATAATAAATCCATACCTTCATCAAAGTTCCAATATTCATTATAAGTTTGGGGTGGGTAATAAGGTTGCTGCCAAAGATTTGTAGTACCAAAATTAGCAAGATAATTGGATGCGTTAGTAGTAGTTAAAGTTGAATTACAGGTTGTACCTGTTAATGATAATCCGCTTGATGTTGAACCAGTTCCGGTCAAAATAGTACCACTGTGTAAATCTTCAAATACTACGAATACGTCTGTAGTTTGTTTTTTCATTTTTTTGTTGTTTGTGCTCCCTAAGGTAGCGGTTAATAAATAATTGTTAATAATGGAGACCTATCATGTATCTCTTTATTACATATATAAATATATAGCTTTTATTCTTTAGCCACTAGAAGATATAAAGAAGTTCCTTTTTCTGATGTAAATTCCAATCTCATTAATCCTTCACCACTAATACGTAATCTACCAAATGTTAGATCTTTATTATTATCTAGGATTTCACGAATATAATTTACATTAAATTGTAATTGTTGAGGGTGTATACCTTCATATATTGCAGGGATAGAAAATTGAATTTTATTATTATATCCTTCATTTCCACCTAATGTAAATCGTACTACTTTAGTATTATTTTCATCATAATTTGCATCTACTGAAACTATTTCATTATCGATTGCTTTTTTAGCTTTAATAAATTTATTAATAAATTCTAAATCAATATTAGATTCAATAGCGTATTCAGGTTCAGTTACTGTAGGAGCATTTGGAATCATTGTAGTATCTGCTAAAACATATTCTAAATTATATTCATTATCAGCAATCAATAATTTAGTAGGAATATTATGTTGTTTAACAATATCTAATATTAAAAAGTGATTAGTAATATTAATTAATTTTAATAGTTGAGAGGTATCATATATCCCAACTTCAGTATCTTCTAATTCAAAATTATTAGCGGTAATTGATCCAACTAAATCTTTATTAGGAGCAACAAATTTAATTGTTATATTTTTATCCTTAACTTGTAATTTTATCTTTTCAACTATACCGTTAAGGTAATATTTTTCTAGTGTTGATACTAAGTGTAATTTATCCATTATTTTGTTTTTGTTACTAGTTTTAAAACATTTTTTATTCCAATTTCTATTTGACTATTAATTAGTTTTTCCTCTTCTTGATACTTAGTATTAATTTTTCTATCAAACATAATAGTTAATTTTTCATATAATGTATAAGGAATTTCAATCATATAATTATATTGAGAATTTGTAAGAGATATATTAAACTTTTCTAATTTAATATATAAATCATATTTTTCCATTTTTACAATTCGTTTCTCATCATTTGGTATATAAATTAATTCTGAATTTTTGTTTTTTAGAGCAATTCTAAAAATGGAAGCTACAGAGGAATGTGTCGAAGTCATCACAATGGTAGTAGGAGTATTATGAAATTTACTCCATTTTTTTCTAAATTTAAATTTAATATTTCTAATTAATCTCATAACTTTATTTTATTTATATTCAATATATTAATTTTATTGTGATAATCAAAATGAAAAGAATTTAGCTACATTTTCATTTAAAGATACAAATTCCCAACCTAAATCACTATAAATTGTTTCTAATTTATTTAATAATACTGAATTAAATATTTCATCTTTATCTACAAACTCTTCAATTAATGAAGTAATAAATGGAGGATCCTCACCATTTCCTTTAAATCCAATTACACTAATATTGTATGGATTTTTCTTTAATGTAACATATTTCATTTTATCTCCTTCAACAAAACATGAATATTGTTTATCAAGTTTTTTAAATCTAAGTAGATCATTAGTGTATATAGCAGCTTTAGTATTAATAGGGCATTTAGTTTCTAATTCACTAAATATTTCTCCGTTACGAGGAGAACGTTTAATATATTTACGTATTTGTTTTACTCCTGTGGGTTTTGCTACTACTTCCCAAGATTGTGTTTTTAAATATTTTTTAAATTCAACAATACGTTTATTAATATCATCTCTAGTCTTACCAAACATAATTTCTTGAATGATTGATTCACCAAACCTCTTGTAAGTTACAGGCATATTAGATTTCATTAAATCTAGTCCCATCATTACTAATTCTTCAGTATCAACACCTTCTTTATTTACAATATACATTGCATAACGACGTTTTCCTGAAAAGTATCCTCTCTCAATTACTACTTCTTGTTTTAATTCAAAGAAATGATTTCTATCATTAGGAATATTAAATGCTTTTAAAGCAAATTCCCCAATAAATTTATTTGATACTTTTTGTATTTCAGTAGCTATTTCTAATGTAGCTTTAATACATTGTTCTTTATTTTTTAAATCAACACCTCTAGCTAATAATATATCTTTAACCTGAATAAATAAAGAATCAGTATCTGAGGTTACAACATAATCTTTATCTATTGTATTTAAACTTTCATTCATCCATATATTAACATATTTAATGGATTCTTGAGTTACACGTTGGCCTGTTAAAGTAATAGCGGATGATATCATTTTATGCCCATCAGTATATCGCCACCCATTAATAGCAAATACACCATAAACATCATTTAATTTAATTTTATAAGCATGTTGTCTACGGTCATAAAATTCACCTTTTTCAATATCTCCAGCTTTATAAGCTTTCTTCATTAAATTTTTATATTCAACACGTTTATTAAACCAATCTGTTAGTACTTCACAAACTACAGATGATTTATCAGTTCGAAATAAGGCTCCGGATGCAGCAACTATAATATTATTTTCAATAATGTAATCTCTAATTTTACTAACCGTAACTTGAGATTTAGTAGTTGTAAAATTTGAATTTAGTTTTTCAATAACAATTAAATCGTTATCATCCATTTCCAATAATTCATCAAGAGACCACTGATTATCGTATTTGTTATGATTTACAATTCTTCCTACAAATGTTTCAATTCCAATATTAAGTGATCTAATAATGGAAGGATACAATGATGTAAAATCTAAGTCAATAACCCATTCATATAATCCAGGAATAGGATCCTTTAAATAACCACCAGCATAACTATCATTTTCTTCATCTCTAATTTTTAACTGCGGGTTTATTGTTGTTGGTTTATTTGGTGATGCTATGCCTTTACGTTTTAAATACGTTAGTATAGCGCCATCATTTAACGTAGTAGACATGTATATTTGCTCATATGGTACATGACACAAATGACAAATTGTTACTGTTAGATCTATAAATTTAAGTTTCTTCTCTAATTCAATAATAATTTCAACATCTCGAATGTTATAATCAATAAATTTATTTATATCTTCTTTAAATAATCTATCTAATGATCCTTCATATTCAACCTTACCTAATTTAACATATTTTTCTCCTATATCATTTAATTTATATGATGGTTCTTGTTTAGTAACGAATTTCTTAAACAATAACATATAATCTAAGTGGTTAATACCACCTAATTCAATAGGTTGTTCCTTATCGTATTCACTAAAATCAATTTTTTGTATAGGAGATAAACGAGTAGCATCTTCAACAGACAGAACTTTACACATTCTATAGTACATATAAGGAATATCGAAATATCCACTATTCCATCCTGTAATAATAGTAGCATCTAATCTTTCCCATAATTGAAGAAAATATATTAACATATCTTTTTCAGTAGGGAAAGGTATTATTTCTCTATTAGGTTGTTTGGTGGATGTTAATTGATTCTTTTCATCTAATATTAAACAATAATAAATTTTTGAACTATGATCATATATTGCTATTGAAGTCATCTTCATAGGAGCTGACTTAATGTATTCTGGAGTTAATGCTCCACCAATTTCACACTCAATATCAAAATAAACTATATTTTGCCATTCAGCAACATCATCACTTTCATAATAATTGTCTATTAATAATCGTGTACGTTTATCTACATCTCTTTCATATAATGTTAAATCTCCTCTTTCAAATTTTTTTGTAGGAGTAGCCATCTGTCCATCTAATGTTGGAACAGTTCCATATTCATCTAACTTATAGTATGTTGGTTGGTAATTAAAATGGGACCATCCTTTTTTATCGTCCCTAAGAGAATATGAATAGTCGCTAAAATCGTAATATATTGATTGATACATGGGTGGAATATAACCTTATTATTGAGACAAACCAAATTAAGTATTATATTTCTAATTTAATAATATTAATTTTATTTTTATATTAATGCCAATTTATAATTTTTGTATTATGTTTTTCAATTTTATTTGTTAAAGTTTCCATTTTAATTTTAAATTCATCTTTCGCAATATTGTGCCATTCTACCCATATTTTTTTTATATTCTTAGGCCAACCTTTTTCTAACATATATTTAAATATTTCATATTCAGCCCACTCTATATCCATTTTTATATATATTTGAGATTCTGCGTCAAAAGTATTTATAAATTCTAAAACGTCAATACATTCTACTTCTGTTTCATTATAGTAATCCTTATATGATTTACCACCATTTGTTTCTTCTAATAATGACCCCTGACTTGTTCCATCCCCACCATATTGTTTAAAAATGATTTTATCATTCCTAATCCATACTGCTTTTCGGTGAACCGTAATATTTCTATTTAAGAAATTTTTAACGCAAGTATCAACATCAATTAATGGATTTGGTTCGAATGTGTGAATCTCCCAACTACTATCCATATTTAATTCGTAATTAATAAAATGATTTAAACCTTGACATTCATGTGTTCCAAAATCTAAAAAAACTTTTTTAACGCTATCCAAAGATTTTAAATCATCATATTTAAATAAATTAAAATATGTTCTCCAGGTACATTGTATTAAATTATATTTATTTTTGTCTTTACAGTATGTGATATCAAAAACTTTCTCATCACTACCAATATAATTTTTAGATAAAGACTCTTCAATTGTTTGATTAAATTCTATAATTAAATCATCAATCATGTGTGATGGTATAAAAAATGCTGTACCTTGAATGTGTCTAATTTGAGACAATGAATGAAATTCTTTATCATGGATATCAAACTGAGCACTATGACTAAAGAATGTAATTTTATTTGGGTCTAATTTATTTAGTTTTTCAATGTTTGGCCAAACCTTACCTTGATAAACTTCAACAAGTTCTCTTAAACCTCCCGCGTCTGCCCAAATAACAAAGTCGTTATCAAAATACTCATTATCAACACAATGTTTAATCCAATAAACTTTATTAAACATAATTACATTATATAATGGTTTAGACATTTCAGGAACATCAGGAAATGAAACCTTTTTAACAAATTCATCGGAAAATATTAATTCGGTTAATTTTTCATTATATAATTTATAAGCATCTAACTCTTCTAATTCTTGAACAATTAAAACCGTTTTTTCTAAGTTAGTATCATATTTTTTTCTAAGTTCTAAAATTTGATCTTTAAATTTTTCTTGTGTATATATAACTATCTCATTATCAATAGATAATGTTCTCTCCATTAAATGAATATATCCACCATAAGACGAGGTAAACTTTTCCCATTTATCTCTACCTATATCATATAATGCCGTTACTATTACTGGTTTTTTTATATCCATGACCATTCTATTTTTATATTTTTATGTTTAATACCGACTTGATCAACATCAAATAAATTTGATGTATCGTCTGATTTAATTAATGTATTTAATTTCATTTTGTGTTTGTTTAACATTGTTGGTACAAACCCTTCTGAATAACCACTTAATCCTTCATTATTTAATTCTAATAATTTTTTTATTGCTCTATTTGAAAATTTAACAATAGGAAAAAACGACCCAAATATTTCTTTTACATTTTCAGGTACAACATCTCCTGGTCCTGGAAATCTTAAAAACCAAGCATCACAAGAATGAGTATTACTGTCGATTTTTGGTATCGATAATTGAGATTCTACATCTTTATTTTTAAAACAAAAGTATGACATAAAATCTGAATCATCTTTGTCTACACCTTCAAAAAATAAATTCCAATTATCCATTCTTACATCATCATCAAAAAACCAATAGTTATCATAATGTGGATAATGTATGTAATAATTTAACATTCTAAAGTGAGCATAAAACCAAATAATATTTCTATTACCGACTGAATTCCAAAAATTCTTTTTATTAACATCCTTAGAAAAATTCAAATTCATTCTAATGTTTGTTTCATTATATAAAAATCCAACATCAAATAAACTATCAGAACTAATGTCGGACACAAATGTTAATTCTCTTCCGGTTTCTTTAAAAGAATCCCAATGTTTGACGTATGATTTATATGTACTTGGTACTGTACATACACAATATACATTATTTAAATTCATCTGTTAAAATATCTTTCCATTCAGGTACTCTATTGAATTGGTGTACAATATCGTAAAGTTTATTATCGTTTGTGTAGATTTTACTATCTACCATTTTAGGAACGTTATATCTCTTTTCAATAGTTCTTCTAAGTCCCCACGATTCAAAAAATTGTGTTGGTCCTGAAGTTGAACAATGCATTGCCCACGCATCATTTAAATTAAAAATTTTTAATTTCTCAATTTTATTTTTTGCAATTATAATGATTAATGCCGCCTGATCTTTAATATTGTGATTATTGGTTCCAGCCTCACATTTATCATACATACGTTTATATAATGAAATTAATTGTTCCTTTTTACCACCAATAACACCACTACAAATAATTTCATGATGTTTACAAACTTCTATTTCACCTGGAAATACTTTGTTAATAACATCTGTATTCCACGGTTCTTCCGAAATTAAAATACCCTCAGCACCTACAAATAAATCATAATTTTCCAAATCAAATTTTTGAAATGGATCTGATTGGAACACAACATCAAAGACATCTGTAATCATAAATAAATCAATGTCAGTGTCTTTTAAAAAGTTATATGTATGTTCTAATCTTTTATGGTTAATATACCAAGTGTCTTCTACAACCACGGGAATTGGTCTAATATTTAACTCATTACAAACCTTTATATCTTCTTCATTTGAATTTGCAGCTAATAGAATTACTTCTCCGTCCGAAAACTTTCTAAAACTATTTGCCCAAATCTTTATTTTTTCTTTGTGTTGACCAATGTTATTTGACAACCCCAATAACGCTTTTTTCATATTAAATTAAATTAACTCTAAATAAGTATCTTCCGTATCCATATGTGTCTTAATATATCCGAAACTAAATAACTTATTTAAAATTGTATTATATTTTTCTCCGACCGTTTTATTTGTTCCTTCTATATGTTTATGTTCAAAAATTATTTTCTTTGGTTTTAATACATTTAAATTTAAACCATTAAGAATTTCAAAATCATGTCCTTCAGTATCTATAACTAATAATTTTAATTTAGAAATACCATATTCCTTTATTATTTGATTCAACGTCGTACAAGGAACTTTTACTAAATTAGACTCTATGTTTAAATGATGATTTTTAACATGATCAGGATAAACTGAAGTTAATTGATCGATCCAGTTGGGTAATGCTCGATCAATATATTCAGGTTCCGTTTCACGTGAAAATGTAATAATATCGGGTTCATATAAATCTAATTCCCCGACCTTACTACTACAAGCCATATTTAAAAAAATAAAATTATTATCATGATAATCTCTATTATGATTATTCACCATTAAATCGTAGAATCTTTTTATTGGTTCCATAAATATTGCATTTGATTTTTGATTAAATAATCCAATTGTTTTTTTATCATTTAAAGTATTACCAATATGACATCCTATTTGTATTAAATCAAAAACTTTACTCATTAAATTTTACCTTCGATTTTATCTAACCAACCCTTAGATTCTGAATGTGACCATACTATCCATTTATTTGGTTTTTTTTCTGTGTTAAACGTTCTCCATATTTTAATAAATTCATCAGTTGTTTTGAGTAAATTCATTATATCTAAAGATATAATATCTTCTCTATATAATTGTTGATTATTCTCATCTTCAAAAATCACCGCCCAAAAATCATAATCAGTTTCGGTAAATGACCCTTTATGTACATCAATACAATGTTTAAATATTGTTAAAAATGAATTTTCATAATCTTCATTATTTTCAATAATAGGGTTAGGGGCAAATTTATTATCTAAAGTATATTGTTGTACTCCTCTATTTCTAAATTTAATCCCAGCATATTTTTCATAATCTTTTAATGTGCGTTCTTTACCAAATCCATAAATCCCAAAATCTAACTGACATGAACAATTTCCATCCATCCCAAATAAAATACGATTACGATTATGAGATACAGTGTTAAGTTTTCCCCACTCTGAATTATCATCCCAATGTTTTGTTCTACCATTACGAGTATATTCATGCCAAGCAATTATTTTATGAGGGTGAAATAAATCATATCCCCATGTATATGCTCTAACAGCAATTGAGATTTCTTCTCCATGAAAGTAATATTCTGGATCATGTGGTACCTCTTTTACAAATTTACCTAACGTGAAACAAAAATGTGCTGAATAAAAACGTGAAGGGATTGGTTCAGTCATATCTTGCCACCCTGGTATAGTAGCAGGTAGAAAAAATATTGCACCTTCAGGTATAAATCTATCAAAAGTCATCCACCATGGTTCTTTAATTCTACCAGCTGGATCATCTTGTGGATTAAATGAAGATATATAAGATGTTAATAATGGTTTTTCATATCCTTTTAATTGAAGTTGTTCAATCATTTGAATTAATTCATCATCCCAATCTTGAATAAATCTGTGATGTGAATCTAATTGAAGAGTATATTTTTCATTATTATATTCTTGTTGAAGTTTATTTCTTGCCCAACAAGCACCTTTAGCATCTTTATAGTCAATATCAATTATTTTAAATCTAGAATCATTTTCATATTCAGTTAACTTATCCCATTCATCTTCTTCAGAATGTTGCCAGGTAATACCAAATCGTAAATTTTCAGGATACTTTGCTTTATCAATACAATCTTTAATTGTTGGAAGTAATTCAGGATCACGATAAGATGCTATCTGAATGAAGATTGTGTTAGTCATAACAGTTTTTATTGTTTTAAATATTAAATTATTTCTTCTAATTTTCCATCCTGTACTAATTGGATAACATTATGATACACATTATCAGCTTTAGTTATTTTTATATTTTGATCCTTAAAAAATTCTTTACCTAAAAATGTAAATTGTTCTTTAACTTTAAAATGACGTGATGATGTTTCGTAAGGGAATAGATGATTTAATAATTCTCTACGTTCTTCACATCCACACCCTTCAGCACCTAATAATTTAGCGGCAGCATCTGCTACTTTATCTATCCCAAAAAAATTAGTAATTTTAGCTATTGTATCTCCTAACCCTTCTGATTGTTGTTTATTATTTATTTTCATGTTATATTTCTTGGTTTTCTAATAAAGATTTGGCTTTTTCAAAACTCATATTATATACTTTATCTCTTTTTAATCCTACAGTAATATCTAATTCAGAACATATTGCTAAAAAATTAGTAATATCTTTTTGTGTATATTTTAATTTTGAATTACTAACTAATATTTTAAGATTACTTGCTGGAATTACAGGGTCTGATTCTTTTTTCCTTCCATTTTGATAATATAATTTAAGTAGATTCATATTAATTTCTAATTGTTTATATTTAGGTATATTCATTACATTTTTCATCTCTACATATGAATGCCATGAGTAGAAAGAATTAAATGATACACCTATTAATATTACAATCTCTAGAAAAAATACTACTATTGCAAAAGCAAAGCTATTTTCTTGTACTTTATTTTCTTTTTTACTTAGTTTATCTCCCAATTTAACTTCAACTTGTTTAATACGTGTATCTCTATCAGTTTCTAATTGAGTAATATCTTTTTCTAAATCCTTTATTATTTTACGTTGCCTTGACGATAAAACACCATCATTATCATTATCATTAATAGCTTGTATTTGACTTTCTTTAAGCTTTATTCTAGATTGATATACATCATTAATAGACTCAGTATTTTTATTTTGAACAGTATCTAATTGTATTTCTATTTGAGATGTATTATCAACCAATCTATGTGCTCCATTTAATGATAAGTAAAATGATCCAGCTGCTAGTACAATAGATATCATAGCACCTAATATAATATTTATATTTATTTTACTATTTTTTACTATTGCTATTATAAGTTGTTCAAAAGTAAATCTCTTAAACAACTCATATCCAATCATGAATAATATAATAAAGACAGAAAAAAATATATCTTGTCCGGGAAATAATTTATTTATACTATTTGTAATATCTTTAATAAAAAAATATGAAAATAATATTAAAAATATATTTCCTAAAAATGAGAAATAATATAAAGTTTTACTTAATGGATTGAAATTTTTTTCAAAACTAAATGTTTCTAATTCGTTTTTTAATTTATAATATTTATCTAATTTCATAATTCTTCAAATATACCTAATACTTCTGCTAATATTAATAATGTACCAGCTATTAATAATTCACCTCTAATTAGAGTAATGCCTGCTACTATTCGAAGACAGGATTTAGCTAAGCTAATTTTAAAATGCCAATTTGTTTTTGATTCTTTTTCTTGTATCATAATTAAGGAATTAAATATTTATAAGCTTTACATCTTGACTTCTTAATTTCTTCAGAATCACGTTTAATTAATCCAGTTTTATTTTTATCAAAAATCTTTTTTTTTAATTTTTCCATATTTTCATAAAATTTAACAGAAGGGAGACCGCTATAATGGCAGTACTCCTCTTCTGATAGAATATTATCTCTGTTTGTCATATGCAAATTGACCATTGTATAAATTTTCCTCAGCTACTTCATCGCACTCATGAAAATACATTTGTCCTACTCTAGCATCTTTTTCAATAAAGATAGTTGCTGTTACAATCATAATTGTACCCATGTTTTCTGTTTCAAAACCAGGATCAAAAATTGAAGAAGCAATAATTGCTCCGTTACGTAGTAGTGAGGAACGTTGACGGATCATTCCTACGCGATTTGAAGCAATTTTACATCCTTCATGGAATGTTATATCGTATGCTCCTGAATATAGTAGCCATCCTTCAACACCATCAATTTTTGTAAGTGGCACTGGTGTATAAGTATTTAATATAGTTTTATCTTTTAAAACCATACCTATAGCAGGAGTAGTTTCATTTTCATGAATTTCTCCAATTACATTAATTGATTTTGCTGATAGATCATACCCCACTTGCGCTGGTTTGCCTTTACTATTAGTAATTTTTACTAATCCTTGTTCTAATATTTGTTCACAGTTTAACATATTAATTTAATTTTATTTTTAATTTAGTTCATAGGAATTCCATTCATAGCAATAGCAGACATTAATTCTTCTCTAACAAGATTATCTTTTTCAAGAAATACTCCACTAAACTTATTAGTAGTCATTACTGATGGATGTTTAATACCTCTATGTGAACAACATGTGTGTTTACATGCAATACTAACTGCTACTGATTCACAATCCATTTTATCAGAAATATAATCATGGATTTGTTGTGTTAATGATTCTTGCATTTGTGGTCTACGAGCAAACCATTCGACAATGCGGTTCAGTTTGGATAAACCTATGACGTTTTCCGCAGGTACATACGCTACAGTAGCATATCCAGTGAAGGCCAGGTTATGGTGCGCACACATACTAACGATTGGAATACCGCTTTGTATTACTAAACCATCATATCCTTCATCATTAGGAAATACTGTAATATTTGGTTCAGGTGTAATAGATCCTACAATTAAATCTTTAAGCCATGCTTTAGCTACACGAAGAGGAGTATCTACTGTTTGTCTATCTGCTGTATAATCAAAACCAACTGCTGTTAAGAAATTAGCATATGCTTCTGCAGCATCTGTGATCATTTGTTCAATTTCTTTGGATGTACGGGGAATATTACCGTTTGATTTTTTTAATAATTCTTTCATATTTTAAATATAATGATTTAATTCTGATGATCCAACAATATTTTTTCAACATGAGTTTTAGCAACTTCCCAATCTACAGGACCATTCTTATCAGCATAACTTACAGGATCTTTACGTCCTAATTTAATAAATGCTTCAATACGTTCTACAGATGATGCTGATTTATAATCTGAAAACCATTCATATGTTGGGATACCTCCACCTCCAAATAATGGAGTTATTCCTGTTTTAATTTTAATTGGTTTATATGATGTATTAGTTCTACTATATACTTCATTAAAGTTTAAACCTAATTCATCACATAATATTTCTCCATCTTGAAGAATAGTATGTTTATTTCCATGTAAATAAGGAGTAAAGTATCCTACCATTTCAGAACCCCAATTTCCTAATCTAAACGCTGCATCATCAGCATCTCTAAATTCTTGACGACAATCAGGATAAACTGAAAAATCTCCAGCATGAATACCTAAAGCAATATCGCATGTTTCTCCAGTTCTTTGAGCAACTGATAATGCTACTGCTTGTGTGATTGAAGCAAATATCTTATTACGATTAGGTACTACAGTTGCTTTCATATTATCCTCAGCATAATGTCCTTCAGGTACATCTTCACCACCTGTTACTAATGCTGAATCTAGTAGATCGGATAATCCGTTTAATTGGATTTGACGATAAGTGATTTTTGAGTATGGTATATCTTCAGCTAATATACCATGTTCAAAATCCAAATCATAAGCACCATTTAAATAATCTACTAATGATTGAGCTCTTTCTAGCTCTACTCTGTGTTTTTGACCGTAATCAAATGAAATTGCTGTTACTGTATCGTACTCTTTTAAACAACGTAACAATAATGTACTGGAGTCCATTCCACCTGAAAGTGAAACTACAACATGTTTTTGCATAACTTTATTTATTTAAAGATGATGAGGTAAAGAAACTTTTAATTACTGATCTAGGATATGTCATTACTTTTCCTTCATATTTTGGGTTATTAATTTGTCTTGATAATGGTTTAACTCCACAACTAATAGCAAAATTGTATAAATTTTTTCCAATACCTTTTTCATCTTTATGTCCTACATAATCATATAGGGAGATAAATTCTTCTTGTGTTTCTTTCATAACTGTTGTTTTTTATTTATTTAAAGATGTTAATTCGAAGAAACGTTCAATTACTAATCTAGGATATGTTCTTACAATTCCTGTGTATTTAGGGTTTGAAATTTGTCTTTCTCCGGGTTTAATTCCACAACTAATAGCAAAAATATATAAATTTTTAGCATTATTGTCTTGATCTTTATGTCCTACATAATCATATAAGGAGATAAATTCTTCTTGTGTTTCTTTCATAACTGTTGTTTTTTCTTTATTTATAATTAAGTGATTTTTTTCTAAATATTCCCATAATGTTTCATGAGAGTAACAAATGGGAGTTCCATCTATTTCGTTTGCTGTTAATGTACCGGTTCCATAGTCATTTTCATAGCAGAACCATGAATACCATTCATATCCTTGTTCACCATATATTTCTTTAATTAATGTAGAGATAATTTCATTATATCCATCTACAAATTCTATTAAATCAATCTTTAGTTTATATGCTTCATTAATTTGTCTATCCATCTTTTGTTGATGGAGTATTACTTTTAAAAAATTTTCGTATGTCATATTATTTGCTTAAATTTACAAGGTTTCTAAACATCTTTACATTATTATCTATATAATTAATATTTGGCATTACATCTTTATCAAAGAATTCTTTCATTGTTTCTTTAGGTTTATCTAATAAACCAAACATAGGATATGTTTCTTTCTTTGCTCCCACTAATATAGGATTTGATGTATCTACTGATTTTATAAATTTATATCCTTTATAATACATAAATTCTTGTGGTAAAGTAGCACCTAATAAATGTACATATGAATCACTTCTATCAAATAATTCATACATGAAATTTACTAACTGAATTCTGCCCATCATCTTAGATATTAATTTATTTTTATGAGGGAATGCTTTTAAATATGATGATGAGGAGTGATTAAGAGCAAAATGCCTATATCCTAAATCATAACAGAATTTATATAATAATCTAATTTCATCAAATTTTTCACCCTGCAATACTACCATTAATTTAGTTTCAGGATTAATAGATATTTCAGACCATGTTTTAGCATGACTATATGTTTTATGAAAGTCATTCCATTCATCAGGTACTATGAATATATCGGGTTTTAATTCGTTATTTAAATCAATTAATTGCTCTGTGGTATATGTTTCACCCTCAAATAAACCGTTGTCTAAAATGGAGAAACGTCCTTCCTGTTTACATTGTAAATAAAATTCTTTATATTCTGGAGAACGATAGTAGAAATAAGGTAGAATATACTCATAATCATTTATTGTTTTACTCCATGGGAGTAATTGTAGTGGTACTTCATGTGATATTTTCATATATAGCTGTGTTTTTTTCATGTTCTCTTACCTCTACTCTTACAATTTTAACTCTACCTTCTGAATCACTTTCAACCCATGGAGTTAATTTATCAAATATATATTTTGCAAATTGTTCAGCCCCAACAGCCGGAACGATTCTGAGCTGAATAATGCCTAAGTCATTCATTGTTTTAAATCCACCTAAACCTGGATCATCTTCCGCTATAATTGTAGTATGATCAAACATATAATCCATCCATACTTTAGGATTCATATCATCAATCATATATTTAGAACGCTTAGCATGCCCAAAATCCCAAACCCAATTACGTTCGTCTAATTCTCCTTCAAACCATACTCTAAAAGATAAAGCATAACCATGTAAGAAACGACAGTGTGTTCCTTCTGCTCGCCATTGACGAAATACGCAACTGAATCCATCAAATACTTTTGTTGATTGAAATTTACTCATATTATGATTTATTAGTTGTTGTTGATGTTGATTTAAATAATATTGTTGATAAGATATTTAATCCTACTGCTTGCCAGAATGTAATATATGGCATACCAAATAATATAGGCATTAACCAATTCCATAATAACATTAGAGGTAAACCTAATAATAAACATGCTAAGCATATTATAGCAACAATTCCCAAAATTTCACCTAAATATTCCATATTATTCTTCTATTAATGATTTAAATATTAATTCTAATTTTTCATCCATTGAATATAATAAATTTTCTATAGATTTCAAAGTATCTTGTTGATTATCTTCAGTAACTTTAAGTTCTTGAAGAGATTTTGATTGTTCTTCTAATTCTTTTAAGGGGTCTTTCATTTTGTAAATTTATATAATGTATTTTCTTTAATAGTATGGTATAAATCCTCTAGACTACCATCACAATCATTTAAATATTTTGTAAAATCCTCTTTATTAATATAGAATTCATCACAAAATTCTTTTTCAATGGTTTTAAGTAGATTAAATTCATCTTTCATGAAATCCTCCATTAATTTATTATGGCGTAATCTACCCATTTTTAATGCTTCATCACGTTCAGTATAAGCATATGTAGGGTATGTATTTGCTTTTTCTTTGGATAATTCTATTTCATATAATGCTTGAACACGATAATCAGAATAATCATAATCACCATTTTTTATTTTATCTAATAAGGGACGGTGTTTAAATGGTGGAGTACGTGGTTTAAACCTACGATACCAATAAAATTTGTTATATGTTGAAGGAGTAAATTTAGGGATATCTGTTTCTATGTTCATAACCTTAATATACAATCTTTATTTTGACAATTTAGTATTATCTTTTTGGTGTTTTGGATCGTATGGACAATGTCTACATTTATTTCCACAACAATAACCTCTATTAAGATGCCATAACTCAGTAAACACTACCATCCCTTTTTCAAGATAGTAGTGTTTTCCTTCTTCAAATGTTTTTTTAGTCATTATTACACTATTTCACAAGAACCACCTGCACCCCCACATGCTGCTTGCTCCATTAAGTTTGTATTATCACTAAACTCAACAATTTGAGATAAATCTATGTTATGAAGATTTTTAGATAATTCATTGAATTGTTCTTCAGTAATATCTTCATATGGACTTTGTACATATGAACCCCCATGATAAGGTAATACTGATAGACCATTAAATGTATCTTTATTTTCCCACATCCATTTTCCAACTTGTTCCCATTCATTCTCATTAATAGATACTGTAGCGGATACATTATTTGTATTAGCTCCTTTACGATGTCCTTTTTTAACCCATTGCATATTAAATTTCTTAACACGCTCAAGCATATCAATTACATTTTCAGTTCTTAAAATTGAACCTTCTGGTGCTTTTTGAGGTACTGAAATTACAGCTTGAATTGTTGGTTTAAAGAAATCATCTTCAACTAGTTCAGGGTGATTAATTGCTAGATAATTATAAATTGCTTCATTTTTACCTACGCGGATACGGCGAACATAATAATCATTGTGCCAAGCGTGAATACCTGATGAAGTACCTAGTACTAGAGATGAAGTTCCTGATGGTTTTACTGTTGTTACACGAGCAGCTTTATTAATTCCAATTAATTCAGCAACTCTAGCATTTTCTTCTTTAGCAATATTTGCTGATATTTTTAGATCTAATGATAATACAGCACCTGAACCAATACCAGTCATTCCAACTCCTAATAATGCTTCTTTTTCAGTTGTTTTTTGCCATATATCTCTTAAATAATGGAAATTTGTGTATGATGCTTGTAATGTACCTATGAATGCTGCTACTTTAACTCTTTCATTTAAATCTTCTTGGGATTCAACTGTTGATGCATTTACTTCACATAAGTTACAGAATTGATTTGGTTTAAGAGCAATTTCACAACATGGATTAGTTCCCCAATCTTTATCATTACTAAAATATATACCTGGTTCACCAGATCCACTTAATTCAATTTTTTTCCATAATTTAAAGAATTCATTTTCAGTAATAGCGTGACGCATTACTACAGCTGAATTATTTGCTCTACCACGTTGAGGATTTTCTTCCCACCAATTTCCAAATTTAGAAGTTAACATTAATTCATCATCAAGGTCAAACAAAGCAATCAACGCTGCTCTTCTAATACCACCTGACAATACAGCATCAGCAATATGGCATTCCATATCATGAGCCTCAACTGATGTTATTTTATCCCCATTTTGTTTACGATCAAATATTTTTTGTAGATTAAATAAACATTCTTTAAGTGGTTCTGGACCTGGTGCTTTACCACCTACAGTAATTAATTGAGCACCTTTTGCTCTAATGTCTCTAAAGTCAAATACAGGTAGTGGAGCCCCTTGAAAATATGCTTTACATAGCATTCTAACAGCATCTGCCCATCCTTCAATACTATCACCTACTAAATAACGTTTTGTTTTAATTGGGATTTTAATTTCAGGAAGTTGATCTATATGATGGGTTTGTACACTGTATCCAACTCCACAACCCGATAGAAGGAGGAACATAGTTTCTGAAAATGATCTCCAATCATTTATTGGTAGAAATGAACAATTAAATATACGAGCATTATTAAGTTCAATTGGCTTTCCAGAGAATTGTAATGAACGCATTGATGGTAATACTTTTTTGTCATATACTAGTTTATACGCATTTTCTATTTCATCAAATAATTGAGGAAATTTCTTTTGATGCATTTCTTTGTTTCGGGTTACTAGTTCTACCCAAGTTTCTCTTCTCTTTATCTCAGGAATATATTTACTATATTTCATATAGGTCGTTATATCAGATAAAATCGATTGTGTGGTATCCATTTTAATTAAAAATTATTAAATTATTTATTTGTATTGATTTATTAAGCTAATTATAGCCATTTTTGGTTTTACTCCTGAAAAACGATTTACTATTTGTCCATCTTTCTCAATTATAACGGTTGGTATACCAGATACTGAATATTGTGATGCTTTATCTTTATTATAATCAACATCAACAGTTTCAAAAGAAACTCCAGAAACTTCATTTTGAATTTCCCCAAATATTGGAGCTAGTATTTTACATGGTTGACACCATGTACTCGTAAAACGTATTATTTTTATCATATATCTTTATTGTTTGGGTTAATAAATATTAATATTCTTTGGATAATTCAAAGAATTTTTTCTTTAGGATATCTCTATCATCAGTATCAAAATTTGAATATCCAACTTTAGTTGGTGTAACTTCTTCATCATCATCATCTACTGGTTCAGAATCAATAACAATTTTACCATTAGATGTATCAATAGTGGATTTAAATGTTAAACCATCAGCACCATATCTATTTTTCATAAAATGCCACATTCCCGTCCCATTTACTTTAGATTTTTTATTTCTAGCTACTGAAATTATAATATCCCCAATCATTATTTTATCATAAGATCCTGCAGCATTATCACCTTCAATAATATTTTTATTAGCACCTGTTCTATTTGCTTGTGATGGAGATACAATAGGAATATTTAATGTTTTTGCTAAACCTTTAGCATCAGTGTAAACATCATCAATTTCATCTTTACGTTCTTTTCTAGATTTACCACGTAATAAATCTAAATAGTCAATAATGATAATATCAGGTTTAAATTCGTTTTGATTCTCTAATTGTTGGATGTGTGCTTCTATTGTTTCTAAAGATGCACGTTTTGGAGCATATTCTTTAATTACAATTTTGCCCTTAACTTGTTTAATAATTTCTTCAACAGCTTGACGATTTTCATCTAATTTATCTACAGGTATTCCTGAAAATACAGCATCATATCGTTTTCCTACATATCCTTCACCTAATTCTAATGTATAATGGATAACGTTATAACCTAATGCTGCAGCGAATGCACCCATTGCAATTACAGCCCATGATTTACCACCACCTGGATTACCAAACATTAATACTAAATCACCTTTACCAACACCACCTTGTGTTAAATCATTAAATATAGGCCATGGGAAGGGAATTGCATTTCTATCATTTAATCTATAGCGAGTTTCAATATCTAATTCATATTCATGACCGATGTTTTTTTCCTCACCAGCTTTCATTGCATTATTGATTAATCTTCGAATACCATCAAAATCTCCAACATTAAGTAAATCAACAGACGTCATTAGTGCTTTTTTCATTTGTTGATTACTACAGAATGCTGTAAATTCTGTTTCAACATATTCTAAGTCTTTTGAATCTGCTGCTTTATAAGCCTCACGTAGCGCCTCAGTTAAAGCAATACGTAATATTTCGTTATCTATCTTTTTTACTTCAATAGATAATGTTTCTAATGATGGAATTGTATGATATTCACTGAAATATTTGATTATAAAATCAACAATCCATTGATGTGCTGTATTACTAAAATATTCACTCTCTAAAGCATCTGAAATGTTTAGTAAGAATTGTCGTTGTGTTAATAATGCTCCTAATACTTTGATTTGGAATGATGAGCCATATCTCTCTAAACTATTTAAGGTAGTCAATTGTAACTCCTTTCATTTTATTTAATTTCATAACTTTTTTCATAACTTGAATATATTAATTTATTTCTGATATTCCCATCTAAATTTACCTGCTGTTTTTGCCTTATTTGTAAGGACATTAGGTATTCCTATTATTCCTGTTTTTTTCTTAGCTTCAGTAATAGAATCCCACATTTTAAGAATATTTCCATCTAAATCTTTTTGAATAATAGGTTTTATTTTTGATAAAATACAATTTTGTCTATTATTTTTAATATTATTTTTATGTTCTTCACTTAACTTTCTCCCTACAGGTGCTCCTAATTTAATTCCGGGAGTTTTAATATGTTTTAAACCTTTATCTTTTCTTGTTTTATAAGGTTTACATTTTATTCCTATTCTTCCTTTTCTAACATTATCATTATGTTCATTACTATGTACATATCCTTTTAAAGCTTTACTAATTTTATTTTTAGTTTCTTCACTTAATCCAGAATTTCCAAAGGGTTTATTAGTTTTATTATAGAAATTAGGATTATTTTCAACATCATATTTTTGGAGCCAATAACTTTCTTTTTGGATTAATTCTTCTATATTTAAACAATATTCTAAAATAATCTTTTCAAAATTATCCCGTCCGTATTCTTTAATAGCGTTTTTAAGATCAGTTCCTGAACCTAGATATTTAGGATTATTGTTTTTATCTTTACCAATATATTTTATGTTAGTTTTAAGATTTGTAGTTTGATATATTATCATAATATTTAATTTGATAATAAATATATGACAATACCAAATTACTTAAAAACTATGTTAAAATGTACTTAAACTAGCAAAACAATCATTTAACCAATTCTCAACATTAGGTATTCCATTCCCAAGATTGTCCTTATAATATAAATGAAGGAATCCAGGTTTATTATATTCACGTTTATATGCTACTGCATCTTCAATAATTTCAATATTTTCATTTGAGAGTGGAATATCTTTTAAATTCATCAATCTATAATTAATTTTTAATTGATGTTGGAAATTTAATAATTGAGATCCCCATTTATCGTTAGGATCTAAAGACTCTAATAATGTTTCTAAATGTAGTGATTCGGTACCTGTTAATTGTGGGAGTATTTTAAATAATTTATCTTCACCTAATCCCTTAACTTTTGGAACATTATCTCCCTTATCACCCATAAATGTTTTATACAATAAATAATTTTTTGGGTGGATATGATATTCATCTTTAAAGTTATCTACGTTATATATTTTCTTTTTTGTGGGAGAATATATATTAACTTTTTCACTTATTAATTGCAAGAAATCTTGATCCGCTGACATAATAGTAATGCGCTTAGTTTCCGCTATACCTTCGTATTTCTGCGCTAAGTACCCCATTACGTCGTCTGCCTCAATCCCGTCAATTATAATTAAACTAACGGGGAGAGATTGAAGATATTGAATTAATCTCTCCATTTGATTAGTTATTGATTCGCTTTCTTCCTCCTTATCAGTAAACATTTTGTAATTTGTGATACGATCAGCATTACGATTAGTTTTATAATCAAAGAATAAATTACGTTTTGAATTTGAACCACCAACTCCATCAAACGTAATAATTACTTTTGTTGGTGAGTTTAATTTAATAGCATATCCTACAGATTTTAAAAATCCAATCATTCCCCCGACATGTTGGCCGGAGGAAGGATGGATTGCATTAATAATAGCGAATGACCTAAGAAATGTGTTTAAACCATCTATTATTAATACTGATTGATTTTCTGTTTCTGGTTCGTTGGTGATATTGGATAGCATTTCTGCGAATCTATTCTTCGCCATCTACCACTTCAATTAGGTTGTTATTATTTTCAAACCAATCTGATTCATCTTCAACTAAATCAAAATCAAGAGTACCTAGAATTTTCAACCATTCATCAGCATGATCTTTCTTGTAATTATCAATTGCTTTTTTATCGTCATCAATAAAACCATGAACTGTCATTGTTACGGTACCTTTAGTTTGTACACCTGTAACGTGATTTTTATCTACTGAAATTTTAGTACGTTTAGCAAATTCAACATCTTTACCATCTTTAGTAGCTTTTAATTTATTAGTTCCACTATTTGTAATGTTACCAAATGTTACTACTAATGATGAATCAAAGAACATTGTATCTCCACCTTTGTTTTTCATTTTTGGTTGCTCCATTGGTGAATTAGGTTTTGCAACCCATACCTTATTAACAGCTACTAATGAATTTGTAAAAGGCATATTTTCTTTACGGGATAATATTAATTTTTGATTGATAAAATTACCAAATTGTTGAGACATTGCACCAGCATTCCATTCATTATTATTTGATGATTTTTCAACCGACATTCTACATGGAATTGAACCAACTGAATCCCAGAAGAAACATAAATCATATGGTAATTTACCAAGTGCTTGCTCATTTAATAAATCAGCAATGAATGCTGCAACATCCTCAATAGTATTTAATGAACCTCTATCGACATAGATAAAAAATCCATTATAATCAATAATTTCTCCTGTTTCTTTATCAACTACTTCATTAAGTTCAAATCCCATCTGTTTAGCATGGTCCCAATTCCATTTCATTTCAGTAACAATAAAAACAGGTAATACACCCATCTTCTGAGCATTTACAGCAGCTTCCAATAATGCTGTTGTTTTACCAGTATCTGAATGGCCTCGTAATAACGTAATATGTCCCATAGGAATACCAGGTAGTGAGATTACATCCTGGAATGCTTTAGATAATGGGATCCATCTTTGTGATTTAAATTTAACAGATTTATCGAGGAATTTAGATTTTTTAAATACATCTAAATCAAAGGTTTTACCCAATGATTTAGATACTACTTCTGTCAAACTAATGTTTGCTTTTTTAGCCATAACTTATTTTTATTTTAGGAGAATAATGAATCAAATTTATCGACATTAGTTGCTTTAGGAGTATTATTCTCTAAAGTGTATGGTTTTGATGGAGTTTCAGTCTCCCAAGGTAAATCTGAAGGTTCATCATCAGTTTCAGCAGAAGGAACAGCTTCAGCAATAACATCACTTTCATTGCTTTCTTCAGGATTTAAGAATTTTTGTAGTATTTCTTTTAAATCATCAAAATTATATCTTCTATTAATTGACAAAATATCAGGTTGTTCATCTAATAATTTCTGTAATAGAGCAGCATCATTAGTAATTGGAGTTTGTTTTGGCTTTGGGCGAACAGTACATTTTACAATACTGCGACCAGCAACAACATCATTAGTTCCTTCAATCGTAAAGTCACGACCATCTTGAATATCAGTAAAATCACCATAATCCTCGTCAGCAGCAATACCTAACAATTGTTGATATATTTCTTTTCCAAATTCCCATAAACGAGTACCCATTTGTTCTTCACCACGAACAATTATAGGAACAAAAATACGCATTTTAGCATCTAATTTTTTAGCTAATTGCCAATCTTCCTTATCTGATGATTTACGTAATCCTTTAGCAAACTCAACAATAGGATCTTTTTCACCCCAATTTGTTAATGCTAAGATAGGACCTTTAGTAAATCCATAATGGAAAAATACTTCTTTAAAGGGGTTTTGTTTATCGAATTTTGAAGGTACAACACGTATTAAATGTGTTCCTACTTTTGGTTTCCAAAAGATTTTAGTGTAGTCTACTTTTTCATAAGTTCCAGGCTTTTGTTGCAAACCTGCCAATTTGTTTTTAATAAGGGATAAATCCATGTTTTTTAAATTTGTTTTTAAATAGTTTTTATAACATTGTTAATATAATAACCTTTATTGTGACGTCCAAAAAACCCGCGAGAGCGGGTTTTATTATTTTAGTAATATATTAATTTAATTTTGACAATTACTTATTATAATTGGAATGAATTAATTTCTTGTGCTAAATCATTAAGTGCTGATGCTGCATCATCAAGATCATACTCATATGCTATATCTGATAATACACCTAATGCTAGATCAAAACCATCCCATTTGGCTTTTTGAGCATCATCTAAATGCACTGCTCCTATAAAAGTTGAAGGTTCTTGGTCTTCTAATTTATCAAAAATATCTTCATCATTATTTTTTACTCCTTTTTCTAATTTCATTATATACTTTATAGTATTTTTTACTTCATCTTTTTCATATAAAGGTTCTACATCCCCATATCCATGATCTCCTTCTGGATATGTGTTGCAAGCTAGAAGTAATATTTGTTTTAATTTTTCATAATTAATAGGAGTAGTATTCTCATTTAATGATTTTAAATCAGGAGTTCTTTTAGATTCATTAATAATACCAGCCAATTGCTGAATTCTTTTAATTTCGTTTATTTGTATTTTCATTTTGTTTAATTTTTGTTATTTCTTTTGTACTTGAAAATATTTTATAAAATTATCTTTTGAATATACTCCTCTTTCACCATAAGCATCATATATAATAACATATTTTCCTTTATTATTGATACCTTTAAACTCACCAAAATATCCATTAACACTTACTACACCATCTCCTGGTTGGATATTTGATGTATCATCTTTAATTGGTTCGAAGCCATCTTCATATTGATTTTCTATTATTTGATTTTCATTGATAATACCAGCTAATTGCTGCATTCTTTTAATTTCGTTTATTTGTATTTTCATTTTGTTTAATTTTTGTTATTTTAATAATATATTAATTTAATTTTGACAATTACTCTTCTCCAGCACCAATATCAAATGTCTTTAGAAAATCTACTAATGTTAATGTTGGATTAGTATCTGCTGCCTCTAATAATTTATTTACAAGTTCTGAATGGTCAGTATCTATTAAATTATCAAATATGTTTTCTTCATTAGCTGGATCTAATGCTCCTTCGGTAATTATTCCTGCTAGTTCTTGTAGTCTATTTATTTTCATATTAATTAAACACTTTTTCTATAAATGTTTAATTTTACTGGTTCTAAATTGTAAAATCCAGGAAATTCAGTAAATTGACCCTCTGTATAATCATTAGCTAACTCTTTAGCTTCTTCTTCAGAATTAGCTTCTATATAGATATCAGGTGATCCACTCTTTCTTCCATCTTCTGATTGCCATAATCCATAAAATTTAGTGTTGACTAATTTCCCTTCATGGATTGATGATTGAGATTCATTAATTAAACCAGCTAATTGCTGCATTCTCTTGGTTTCGTTCATTTTATTTTTAAATTTTATACCCTAATATTCTATAAAAATCAATAACACTATATTCTCCTTTAAGTTTATCATTAAGGGTTTTTTCTATTTTTATAGTTCCAGAAATTGGTTTATCTCTGTACTCATCTTTAATAATATATTCGCCATATCCTTCTCTACTTTTTACGTGACTTGTTGTTCCTGTTAGATATCCTGATCTCCAATCAGTATCCTGTTTAAGAACAGGTTTATAATAACGTGGGTCTGGGGTGAAAAAATAGTCATCTAATTCAGTAGGTAATATATTTTTTTCAGCACGATCTTTAATATTTTGTAATGATTTTATACTATCTTCTTTATTTTTTTTATTAAAATCTTCAAAATATAATTTTTCAAATTCTCTAGTAATTTTACCTTTTTCAATAGAAGTTAAAGGACGACCTATTTTATTAATGATTTTTTGTTTAATTAAACTACTACCGTTAATAAAACCTTGAGAATTATAATCATAAAAGTCTTTTACCATAGATTTAACATCTATTTCATTTTCATTAATAATACCAGCTAATTGCTGCATTCTTTTAATTTCGTTTATTTGTGTTTTCATTTTATAAATTAATTATTTTAAATATCTTTGTATCTAATCTACGAAGCTCTACTCCGGTAGTCAACAAAATACAATTTTTATAGTTATCCCATTTAATCTGATATCTATTATCTAATAAACCATCATTTAATGATTTAATTAATGTATTAAGTGCGTTAATTGTATATAATGTATTTGATTCTTTTTTACGATGTAGCAATATTGTGTTGGGTAGAGGAATACTAGAGACATTTCCCGCATCAATATTATATGTACAAATCAATTCCTCAGAATGTGGAGATTCAAGGATAAATATTTTATTAAATAATATTGAATATTTATTATTTATTTTAGATATGGTGTCATCAACAGCATCTTGTGCGGTAAATGTACAGAATAATTTATTCAAAATATTTTCGTTAGTTATATCCGAAATAAATATATCAGGATATTGAGAAACAACACTATACATAACTTTCCATGGTTTTGTAATTAATTCCTTGTTTAATTTTAACAGGATATTTCATAATTTTTTTAATTTCTTTTAATAATTCAACACCATCTGATTCTGAATAATCAAAAAGCATCGCATCATATGTGTAGAGCACTAATTTAGTTTGTTTATCTTTTAAATATTCTACAATATCTAATATAATTTTAACATTTGTTGATGTTTCATAACTCTGAATAATGTAGTTAAATACTTTTGTAGGATTTGGATTTTCAATTTTATCTAAATAAAATATATTATTCACAGTATGTATTTTACCATCCTCATTTAATAATATCCATACATTATCTATATATTGTGATGCTTCTTTAAAGAATGGTTTATCTTTATATTCCTTTCTTATACCACCATATAGATTTTGGAACATTTCTTCCTTACCTACATTTAAACTATCGTATATATTATCAGCTGTTAATGGATAATTAATTAATTCACCAATTAAGCGGGGATGGTATCCAGAAAAATCCATCTCAATAAACATATCGTTAGATGGCTCGTAACATAATCTTTCATCATCATTTTTATTTAAAGCAGCAAAATTAATGCCATTAAATCTATTTGAAGGACGTGATGTGGTTGTGTATAAATTGTATTGAGTATATATTTTACCTTTACAAATATTAAATTCAGGATAATGTAGTTTATCACTATAATGTTCTACAAAACAACGTTTATTCAACGCTATACCTGCTTCCTCAATACGGTTAAATGCTACGCTAGATAAGTTGTTATTAAATTGATAAATGACGTCATTTGCGTTGTATTTACGTATTATTGGTATAACCATATCAAATATACTATCTTGCTCCTCATAGTGTTTACTGATGGGGATTAATGAATTTATTATTGGGTTGTTGTAATGTTTTCTGTAGTAGAATTCAATACATTTATTTACAATAATATTGTCATTTATATTAACGTATTCAATAAAATTGATATCGTATAATTTTTCGGGATGTGGGAAGTAATACAGTGTTTCCTTCTTTTGTAATACAAATATTTTATCGGTATTATTAAAAATATGATTTAGTACTTCACCCTTATCTAAACTAAATGCCTCATTGTGTTTGATACATATCATCCATCCTTTTTTATGATTTATTGGCCTAATGTATATTACACTTATGTCCGTTAATTTAGGATGAAAATTATTGTTTAGTGGGATGAAATTAATAAAACAATCTCCTAAATCTTGTAATTTAGCTAGTTGTTCTTTTCGCTCTATAATATAAAACATGTGTCATAACCTTTATTTAATGTAATGTACGAATTAGAATTTAGACACCCAAAAATGCTTTTAATCCTGGCATTTGTTGTTCTGCTTGAGTTAAATCATTATTAAATCTAACTTCATCCCATTTTATTGAAGTTACTTGATATAATGGATCATTAACCAATAAATCGTAATTTTCTTTATTTGTTTCTTTAATAATAATTGGAGTGGTATTAATTTTCTTATAAAAATATCTTATTGAATATCCTCTATCATAGTCTTCTTGTGTTGGTTGATATATTACTGAAGTAGGAGTATTTTTTTGATTAATATTAATTCCAGATATTTTCCCAAATAAAAAACTAGATGCAATTTTTAATAAATTATTGGATGTTGAAGATATAATTTTTTGTAATTCAGGAGCATTCTGACTAAATTCTTTCCCAACAAAATATTTACCATTCATTTCATAATAATATCCTTGATATACTTGATATGATGATAATAATATAAATTCATTACCTATAGTATATTTAGATTCTATTATTATATTTTGTGGTATTCTAATTGCCATTATTTAAAATCTCCTTTTCTTATTCTGTATAGAATATCTTTAGCATATCCAATTCTTTTTCCTGTACCTCTAGCTCTTAATACTTCATCATATGTTGTTTTTATTCCTCGATTTATATCTTCGAATCTTTCATACGATGCAGCAGCTGCTATTGCTGTCTCAAATGTAGGAGAAGATTTTAATTTTATTCCTGGTCCTTTTTCATTATTATTAAATTCTTCAATTATATAATTTAATTGAACTTGTAATGTATCAAAATTTGGTTTGTTTTTTAATGATTTTTGTCTAGATCCTAACCATTGAGCAATACCATAAGCACCACCATTTGGGTTAATAGATAAAGGATTTAAATTTGATTCATATAAAAAACCACCAACTAAAGCAGCTGTTTGAAAATCTGTATATCCTTTATTTAAAAAGAAATTTACTGCTGTTTTTATATTTTGTTGATTTAAAGATAAAGTACTTATAGAAGAAGTTTCTAATGGAGGTGGAACAAACAATCCTTGACGTTGTTCTATATCATTTAAATAATCTTTAAAAAAAGTATCTGGTGGAGGATTATTTATTAAATCTATTAACTGTTGATAAGATAGTGTCTCCCCATCAATCCCAGGTCTAGGATCATCTAAAATAATTGTTTGAGCATCAATATTAGTAACCCAATCATTATTTGATATACTATGTCCTATACTAGTAATTATATGTCCTAATTTAGAACCTAATCCACCACCTTTATATCCTTTTGGTAATAAATCATCAGGAATTTTAAATATATGTCCTATTACTAATCCACCAATACCATCCATAGTAATAGATAGCTTTGTTGGGATAATAGCATTGTATTTTGATTTTGTATCTGTAAAACTCTTGAATCCATTAATTAAATCTCTTAAAGCACCTTTATATTCTCCAGCTCTATTAGCATCATATGATGCTTGTGACCAAAAAATCCATTCTGGAGTAGTGTCCCCAAAATAATCATATATAATTGATAAATTATCTTTTAAATTTTTTAATTGTTCTCTTCTAGTTTCTTCTATTGTAGCTTTAGTATTTATTAGTGGTTCTTCTTTAATAGGAATTATCCTATCAGTTATACCTCTATTAAATCCATTCATAGTATTACCATCTGTACCTAAAGCACCACCTTGTACTTGTGCTCCTATAGCAATTATAGTTGATTGTTCTTGAAATATTTGAGATTCTAATTTATATGATCTTACAGTTGATGATAAATTTTGTATTTGTAGTGTAAAAATATTTTCTTCTGGTTTAGATTTATTTTCTGGGGGTGGTTTTGGAGGATATATTTCTATTTTAGGTTTATCGTTTACATAATTTATATCAATAATTCGAGCAATATTGTCAATAGGATCAATATGAATATCAAAATTATTAATATTACCAATACAATTAGATACTTGAGACATTACATTTTTTAAAAAATCATATACCGATATCTCTTGTTTTTCTTTTTTATCTTGTGATTCTAAGTTATTATCTAATGATAATGAATATAAAAATTGAAGATTTAAATATATATTTCCTATTATTCCTAATTCTGTTTTTGGATCTTCTTTATAAAAATAATTTTCTAAATTTTTTAAATATTTTGTATTATTTTCAATTCTTTCTTTTTTAGATTCTCCAAATAAAACACTACTAACACCTGTAATCCCTGATATTGGTAAAGATGCTGCTCCAACAATTAAAGATTCAGATATAGATAATTGATTATTATTAATAGGAAGAGAAGATCCCCAAAAAGTATTTCCTATTAAACATATTGTTGGGTCAACAGATATTTGAAGGGGATTCCCTAAACATAGTAATGGTTTGGGTGGTTTTGGGTCTTTTTTGTCATATTCTCTTTCATAAGATGAAAGTTTAACCATTGGGGTTTTGCTTTTTTCATCTTTTAATATAACATATTTATTTAAAATTTCAAATAATGAGTCTAATGTAATATATATATCTATTTCATTAATATTACTATTAACTATTTTATTAGCATCTAATGTTAAATTTGTTTTTTGTAATTTTCTTAAATAAAAATTATATTTTTTTCCATCATTCTTAAGATCTGGGAATGAATATTGTTTATCATCTTCATTAGAGAATGGTTTATTTTTAATAGCAATAGCATACAATTCTCCAAATAATCCTGCTAATATATTTTTTTTATATTTTTCTACTAAATCATTATCTAAAGATATTTTATTTAATAAACCTTTTGTTCCTTTGGTTAATTTAGTTGTAAAGGGAGAATAATTAACTTTTAAAGATTCTAATATTTCCCCAATTGATATTATTGTAGTACTACAATCATAACCTCCATCCTCACGAGCAGACCAACTATAGTTTTTAACATAACCAAACATTGCATCGTAATTACCACCTGTATTTTTTGATTTATCAAATAATTCTTTCCAAATATCTTCTTTAGATAGTATTTGTTTTATTATATCAAATGTTTGAGTATTATATATTATACCAATCTGATCTCCAGCATCATTTGATTGTAAATATGGTGTCCATCCCCATTCAACTAATACTGTATATCCTGGACGCATATATAATAATTCTAAATCCTCTAGTTGTTTAATATCCCAACATTGAAATTTAACTACTACTTCACGTAAAGATCCGTATGCTGATTTTGATCTAATATCAATTGAATTAATACCAGGCATTGGACGTAAACCTCGTAGATGTGACTCTCCTAATGGAGTTTGGGTATCATAAGTAGCATTAAGATTATTTGGATTAAAAACTCCTGCTCTTAAACCTTGAGGAGATAGAATTCCTCCCTTAAGTTGGTAATTATCAGCTAAATCACTTGTACCATTAACATTAACACTCGATGACATTTTAATCCAAGCGTTACGTGAATTTAAATATTTAATAGAATTAACATCACGTTTTTTAAGTGAATTTTGACGTGCTTTTAATTGACCTTGAACTTCAGGTATAAATGTATCTTTAAATATTGACATAACATTATCTAGCTATATTATAATTATTAAACAATGCTAAAACAGCATTTAAATCAGTAGGTATTCTTAATTGCGTTCCTGGTTCAGGAAACATTAATCCTTTAGTTACATTATTATTAGCCATAGATATTACCCACCATAATGTAGCATCACGATAAAATTGATATGCTAATGAATCTAGTCTATCTCCAACTGTTGTTATAACATACACATCAAATTCTGACACAGGAATGTTTGGATATCCTTTTGTTTTTAGATATGGTTTACCTTGATCAGTTGTTAATATTGTTGGATTATCGTATCTATTCATTATGCAAACGGTGTTTGTGAACTTGGTAAATTTGGATTATTTATAGGACTATCTATAAATCCTTGTGTACGTAATTGATTAGGGGGGATGACTGATTCAATTAAAGGAACTTCATTAGGATCTGAAGCATTGAAAATTTCTGCTTCTCTTGGAGTTAAAGAATTTACCGCCCAACTATTATTTGCATATGTTGCTTGATCTCCTGTTCTATTAACAACATAAACAGATTTAGAATCTTTGTAACTATAATTTCCACTTTGAAGAGGTAGATGTTTAAAGAAACCTTGATCTTTTTTATATTGAGGTAGTTCTTTATGTATAATTGTAAAATTAAAAGATGCATCAATTAACATAGCTAATCTCCCATCAGGAGTAATATCCCAAGAAGCATCATCAGGAATATTATAATTTAAACTATTTAATATACTATATTCTCCAACAATATAATTTCCAATATTTAATTTAATTAAAACTCCATTTAAAAATCCATTACTATTATAAGAACCGGCAGTCGTAGATGCTAATTGACCTAATGCTCTGTGTTTTTTAAATAATTCATCTTTATTAAAACAGGGAATTTGAAGGTTAAAAGATACAGTACGTTTAAATTTATTATAAACATAGAAACTTTCAGCTCTACCAGCATAATTAATTTCACCCCAAGTAGCATTAAAATCTTCTTTAAATCCTTTCATATATGAAGATAGAAATATTTTATCTTCATTTGTAGAGAATGGATCAATTATTGTAAATACATTAGTTAATATATCTGAATCTACTCTTGATAATCCATTTATAGGATTTTCATATGTTATTCTACTTTTATCTGAACTTATTGTTGATTTACCATAATATTTAAACTTTCCATCATTACGTTTAGATAATTTATCATAAACAGGTGGAATTTGTTTTTTATCTTGAACAAATTTAACAGCATCTTGTATAGCTTTATAACTTTTAAGTGTTGGGGATAAAGATAAATCTTTTATTACATTTTGATTTTCAACATTTGTTTTTTCTATTTCAGTTTTATTATCTAAAGATTTAGCGAAATTTGTAGGAGAATTTGGATTAGAATTAGAATAAATTCCATTTAAAACAGGATTCAAATTAATTTTAGCTAATCTAGCTTTTTCTTTACTTTTCTCAAAAGCATTATTAATTTTTTGTCCATCTTCAGTAATATCATATCGTCTAATTAATGTTTTTCCAACACCATATGTAGAACCTGGTCCTCCTAAATAATTATCAATTACTAAATCATTATTATTAAAGAATAATGTTGATAATCTTGAAACATTATTAATAACTCTTCCAGCTCTACCACCAATCAATCCACCAATAGTTCTTGCTATCGGGTTAAGTGTTCTTAATAATTGTTGAGTTCTAGTTATTTCTGGAATATTATTAAAATTTGAAGATTTAACTCCTAATTGAAATTTTTTATTTAATGATGCTAATCTATTACTAGGTTTAGCTACATCTTGATTACTTTTATTATTATTAGTAACAACAGCAAAATATTTTGTATTATCATCTTGTACAGGTGTTAAACCATGTCTATTAAAATGAATACCAAAAGCATTAACTGGAACTTGTGCTAGAGTATTAATACCTAAATTATATATTCTAGTAGGTCCAAAATTACTACTAATAGCATTAACTGCTGTATTTACAAAACCTAAAATACCAGTTCCATTACCTAAAGATATTTTTCTAGTTTCTAATTTTGGATTAGAAAATTGTAAACCTACTTGATTTGTAATAAATAAATTTCCCTTAGGTTTACTGTTAATAAACCTTTTAATACGTAATAAATCTGTGGTTGATGCATTTTCAGCACCTTTAGCCCCTCCTCTAATACGTCCATCATCATTAGCTTCTACTGTTTGATTACCAATGTTAATATCTGATTGAATATAAGGTTGACCGCTATCACCACCACCAGGTCTATCTTTACCGTATTTAAGTGATTTTAAATTTGTAGTTAAATTAAGTAGTGACATTTACTTTGGTTTGTTATCCAAATATCTTTGACCATTGACTGATTTATATATTTTGGATACAACACCAGTAACTTTTAATTTTGGAGCATTTGGATCTAATTCATCTAATTGTGATGGTTGTGGTTTCATACCAGTTCCTTTAATAGTTCTCCAAGTTACATTTGGTTTACCATCTACTGAGTATTGGTTGTGTAGTGAATTAGGTGGTACTGGATTAACTCCAAAGTTAGCTGGTTTAATACCTCCTAAGCCTAGAACACTTGATTTTAATTTTTCTAGTAATCCCATGATTTGTTATGTTTATTGATTTAGTATAAATATTAATATATTAAGCAAATTTATAAGAACCTTGTGTTAATGTAGTACCTACAGCTTTACCATCCATGCTAATTGTAGTGTTTTTAGAATATAATCTATCTACAGCTGATTTAACTTCATTGATTGCAGTGATCATTGGTGTTAGGTCTATTGATGGGGATATTGTTTGACTACCATTAGCCGTTCCTTTACTAAATAAATCAGTACCTGCTATTATTGAATCATTTTTATCTAATTGAATTGATCCTTTAGGACCTGATACTATTGTTTCTCCTCCGGGGCCAATAATACCATCTTCCATTGATTTCATAGCTCCTACAGCGGCAGCAATACCTGCTATAACGGCAACAATACCAACTCCTAAAGTTATTGCTGATGCTGCTGAGATTGAAGCAACTGCTATTTCTGATGATATTATTGCTTCAGTACTTTTAAATCCTAATAAAGCGGGTAAAGTAGCTAGTTGTTTAAGCAAAGCTCCAGATGATATTGTATTATATAATGCTATACCTTTAGATAAAGAATAAAATACTCCCATTCCAACAGCAATACCTTCTATAAGTGGTAAAGCAGCAGTTAATATTTCTAAAAATTTTCCTACAGGTCCTGATACTAGATTACCAAAAAAATCTTGTAATTTTAAAACAGAAGCATTAAATTTATCTTGTATACCTTGACGTTTTTGTGCTTCTAATGCTTCTTCTTTAGTTATTTGAGCTAAAGATTTACCAGTTTCTTGTGCTAATTTTTGCTTTTTTAATTGTTCTGCTAATTGATCAGCAGTTAATCCTACAGCTTCAGCTAATGATTTTTGCTGTAGTACATTCATTTTTTGGAAATCTTCTAAACTTCCAACATTTTTATTTAATTCTTGAGCTAATGTTACTTGATCTCCAGCTAATGCTGCTGCTCTTGCTCTTTCTAAATTTAATTGTCTTCCTGTTAATAATTCTGCTTTTAATTCATTTTCAATTGATGAACTAAAATCAAGTAATCTTTCACCTTGATTTGCTGTTTGTTCTAATGTAGTACCTAAGGCAGCAGCTTGTACAACGGCTTTAGTAATTAATGAAGGATTATTTTGTAAGTTTGCTGATAATTGACCTGATATTTTAGCAGCAGCAGCTAATGTAGCTTTAAAAGGAACACCAACTTTTAATTGGTTTCTTGTTGCTACAAATGCCCCAACCATTTCATCATTAACTTGAGATGATGATTTTCCTGTTAATACAGATAATTCATATATTCTTGCTGCTTCTGCTCCTGTTAAACCAAATTGTTTGGTTAACATTATTTGAGTTTTTAAAGCATCTTCTGAGTATTCAGCTACATATCCAGTTGATTCAGCTAATTGATTAAAAGCCTCATTTAGACTTCTGCTAGTAATATTAACATCACCAGTTGATCGAGCAATACTAATAAAATTACTTTGTATTTCATCAGCTTTTTCAGCTCCATATCCTAAAAGTTTTCCACTAGCAACTGATGCTTTATTAAATTGTAATGCACTTTCTATAATTAAAGCAAATATACCGGATAAAGTAAACATACTAGTGATAGTAGATAAGGATGTATCTAATATTTTTTCAGAAGTAGTTTTTAATGAATTAGATAAAGTTAATTGTTTTTCTTTTAATTTAGCTTCTTCTTGTAAATAAGTTAAAGTATTATCTAATTCTTGATTTAACTTAATTTGAGCATTAATACTTTGTAATTCTTTTTTATATTTTTTTTCTAATTTTATATTTTGACTATTTATAGCATTATTCAATTTTGCAGCAACATTAACTTGACGTACACCAAGATTTTCACTTTCTCTATCTAATTTTTTAATTGCTTTTTCAATATCTTTAACGATATTTTCCCCATCAATAAACGCATCTCTTAAATCTTTTACTTTTGAAATATTTGATTCTAAAGCTTTAGTTATTTTATCAGAAAGAGTAATACTTAAATTATTTACTAAATTTTCAGCATTTTCTAATTCTTGGTTAAATTTATCTAAATTAGCCATATTATTATATTATATCATATAAATATTGAAAGCCCCTATTTTTTAGGAGCTTTCGATGTGGTATATGTTGGTGCTATATTTGGTCGTGATATTTCTTTAGACGGAGTCTGTTTATTTTTCAACATATTCTGTTGTTTTTCAGCTTCCTCATTTTGTTTATCAAAATGTTCCTTTAATTTATTGAATGTAAATTTACGAAGCCAAATTGGCATATTATAAACAGTATTCCAATCATATCCACCACCACCATGAAATATTATATCATGAATTTGTGAGAAAAATACTATTCTATATTCCGGAGTCAGGCCAAAAAAAGTTAAGATTTACTGGAATGTCTATGCCCTCCCCTTCATAGTTTTCATCCTCAGGAATAAATTTCATATTAATATCGGGTTGTAGTTCTGAATAGTATTCACGTAATGCTCTAGCATCAGGAGCTAATAAATAGTTATCAACAAAATCACGTATTGATTTTTGATCACGTTTCCCCTCTACTGAAGTGATGATGAATTTTAATCTAGTAGTAACATCGTATGTTTTTGTTGGATCAATTTTCTTTAATCCTTTGGTTTCTGCCTCAATTAATTTTTCATCACCGTGACTCAGTAATTTAAATGTTACTTCGTTTCCTGATTTAGGTAGATTAAATGAAAATTCATTGCCTGAAGTGTATATTGATTCATTTAATTCTTTATCTTTTAATGTAGTTAAATCAACATTAGCCTCTACCTCTTGATTGTATTGATTAACATATTTAAATGAATAATCTTTACCATATCCTAATATACGAGCAGCTACTAATATGGCGTTTTTATCACCTACTAATAAATCATCATAATTGATTGGAGTAACGATTAATGCTTGTAATAATTTATCAATTACTACTCCTTGTTTAATATAATTGCTATTGGTAAGAATATCTTCTTCTTTAGCAGTCATGTACTTCATTTCAATCTTTCCAGATGATAATGGATTTTCTTTTGAATACAATAAACCTTTTGAGGGTAATGTAATTTCTTCGGTTGGTAACTTTAGTTCTGACATATAACGTTTTTAATTTTTGTGCGTATATAAATATATAGAAAATAAAAAAGCTCATCAAATGATGAGCTCTATGTATAATATTTAAAAGTATTTTAGTAATTTAAGACACAATAATCCATAGCGATAGTAACACTCAATGCAATAGCTGCTTCACCACTTGACCAATCATATTCTCCAAAGTTTGCAGTTTTAACGAATGCACCTTTTACAATCCATTCACCAACTACATCACCAACAGGACCTAATATATTTAATGTTACATCTTTCTTATAAAAATCTGAATAACCATCTCTACCTGTTACTGATTCGTGAGCTAAACGAGCCCATTCCATTACTGCTTGAGCACCAGATGGGGCGATTGGATCGTATAATTCTAAAGTCATATCAGCCCATCTAACTTTACCTTTAATTTTGCGATATACGTTGATATGATCTAATATGATTTCGTTAGCTTCAAATCCAGGAGCACTTGCTTTTTTAATTAAATAAGCAGGAATTCCATCTATGTACATTATAAAACGATTCGCTACTTTCGGTTCGAAAGCTGAAAACATAATTTCGTTTGCATCTAATATTGCCATAATATTTTAAATTTTTATTTTTAGTTTGTTATTAATAAATATTAATCATCTATATTTTATGCTGGGAAACTAGCTCCTGTTGGAAGGATATTAAAGTTTAATATAATAAATTCAGCAGTTTTAGTTGGTTGAATATAAATTGTACCTACTAATTGATTTCTATCAATTACATCAGCTGTATTATTAGAATCATCCATCACTACTTTGAAAGCAAACAAACCTTGACGTTGTACTACTGACTCTAAGTATGGATTAACTTGTGATAAGAAACGATTTCTTGTTACTGCAGTATTTTGTTCAAACACTAATTCACGAGAAACATTACCAATATATCCTTTTAATGCAATTAATAAACGACGAACATTTACTCTATCTAAAGATGTTTGTTTACGTTGTAATGTTTTCTGACCAAATGCTACAACTCCGTTTCCAGGGAATGTTGCTAATGGATTTACATTTCCTTGATACAATGTATCTCTATCTGATTGTTGTAATCTACGTTCTGCTCTTACTACTGATGGAATTCCACCTCTGTTTAAACCAGCTGGAGCAAACCATTCAGCACCAACTTGATCATTAAATGCATAAACACCACCCATTACTACTGATGGTGGAGCCCATACAACTTTGCCTAAGTTTGAGCTAAATAATTGAACCCATGGATAATAAGTAGCACCATAATTACTTGAAGAACCACCAGCGTTTGTAGTAGCACCATTAATTGAAGTACCATACACTCCGTTATCAACAATAGCAATTGCATCACCTCTACCTTCTACAGTAGAAATCATTAATGAAGCACCAGTCGTATCTAAACCAACACCAGGAGCTAGTAATACATTATATTGATATTCATCAGCATTTTGTAATAATGTGAATGCAGCTGTATAATCAACTGGAGCAAATCCTTGTATGTTTGTAGTTGTTATACTTTCATTCATTAATTGTACTCTATTTGTTGCAGCAACACCACCAGCAAATGATCCACTATAAGGACCACTTCCTAATGCAGGTAGAGAACCACTATATAAAGCGGCTTTATAATTACCATTATTATCAATTGAATCCACTTGAGGAACTATAACTGATGCAACTCTAACATATTGGGATGCGTTAGCAAATGAACCTGTATAATTTACATATCCATTAGTAGCATCATATACTGGTTCATTATCACCAATTACACGAGAAATATAATTTGGTTGTTGAGGATCTAATGATAAATTAGCCCATGTTTCTAATATATTCTTTTGAGCATCATTATCATCTCCACGACGAATAACAATATTGAATACACCACTTCCTGTAGATACATTAGTAACTTCCCAACGAACATTATCTATTGATCCACTAGCTAAAGCACCACTAACCATACTTGAAGTATTGTTCATTTGGTTACCCCATGCTAATGTTTCTAATGTAAATGATGCTGTTGCAGCACTTGCAAATGAAGGAATACTTGCATTAGCATAAGTGCTAAGATTACTAGATCCACTAATAATTTTAGTTACTAATAATGTTTGACCACCATTTGAGAAATAATCCTTAGCTGCCAAAGAAGTAAAGTATTCATAATAATATGAACCACTTTTAAAAGTTTCACCAAATATAGATTGGAATTGACTATACGTAGTTACATACGTTGGAACCATCGGAACACCTTTTACAGTAGGACCTACAATAGCAGCACCTATTACTTGAGGGCCTTGGGTATACGCACTTTGGTCGGATTCATTTTGGAATACTCCAGGAGAAATTATTTGTTCTGACATTTTATATTTTTAATTATTTATTATATTTTAATAAAATTTATCTAATAATAAATATTAGGAAAATTATAAAACCATATTAATTAATTAAAGAACAGAAATTACTCCTGTTTCTAAATCAATATTTCCAGCACCATATTTTTCTTGAAGAGAATCAACTAGTTCTTTTTCTCTTTCACCAATTTTATTTAAATCAGTTAGGATATTGTTTTTTTCTGCTTCTAATAATTTAGTTTGAGCTAATAATAGATGTAGTTGAGCCTCAATTGAACCTAATTCAAATATGTGTGTGTTGTATTGTTTTTGAAGATCTTTAATTGAATCAATTTCTTCTGTTGTTAATTTTTTGATATTTTCCATTTTATAACTTAAATAATAACTACATTCTCTATTTAATTATTTTGTAGTTGGTTTTTTGTTTTTACGTTTGTAAGGTTTTTTTACTTTTATTGGTTCTGATGCTTCAGGATTTTCTATTGGTAACTGATCTAATTCTTTTTTAATTTCTGATTTAGGATTTTTAATATATGATTTTATTATTAAATAGGCAAATACTCCTAACGGAATGCCTATAAAAAAAAGTATAATATAAAAAAATGTTTCCATAACGATAGTTTTAATTTGTTTTAATTTATGATTGTTTAGTTAACTTAAATAATATTCTTGGATATACTTCTGATTGAATATTGATATCTTCTAAATTAATAGCATTATATTCAATTTCAACTTCTTGATTTATTAATTTTTCAAATTCTGATTGGTATTCAAGGAATGTTGGGTTAACATCGTATGATAATAATTCATCTTTATCGTTGAATTTTTCATTAATTCTTAATGGGATTGAATAATTACCTTGTTCATCTACTACACCTAATTTTCTAATGCTTTCTTCTTTAAGTTTTTCAATAAAATCAATTTCTGTTTTTAATTTTTCTGAAAGTTTGTCCAACCAATATTTAACAGAGATGGATAATTTTTCATCTAGAATACCTTTTCTAATGACTTCTCCTGTTTGTTGGTTGATGCTTCCTTTTAGTTCTAAGTTTAATTCATAAACTTCATGTAATTTTAATGTGATTTTTTCCATGTTGTGTTTTAATCTTTATTTATGTAGTGTAATATACGTAATATATTTTATATATCCAAATTTATTGTTAATTATTTTATTAATTGGTGATTTATTCAATAACAGGCAACCAAGGCAAAGGCAATGTAATCTCCACAGGAGTGATTTGTAAAGCAATATTATTTTCTAATGATAATTGCATATCTTCAATAGGCAATATTTGCTCTAACCAATTTATCACTTCTTCTTCTGTTACATCTTCATAAGGAATAAAGTTTTGAGGATTAGGTTGAGCTACGCTTGATGAACCATAAATGTCTGCAAAATATGTCTTATCACCATCTACTTGTGTGGCGTTATATCTCCAATGTATTATATTGATTACATTCAGTAATCCTTCTGATTCTACTGCACAATTAAGTTGGGCAATTACCCATTGAAAGTTTGTTTCCATATTATTTGATTAATAGTTTTAGTTCTTCTATTTGTGTTTGTTGTTCTTGAATTGCATTTACCAATGCGGCAATAACTGCTCTGTCATAAAATCCGTAATAACCATCGTTTCCCATTGGTGCTGCACTTGGAATAATTGATGCGACTTCGTTTGCAAAGAAACCTATTTCAGTAGCTGCGTTTTCGCCTCTATTTTCAATATCAGATAACCATTTGTATGCTCTTGGTTGCATCTTTAATATTTCAGCAAGTCCTTCAACTTTATAATCTAAAACCTCTTGCTTTAATCTTGAATCTGAAGCTGCTGATAAATTACCACTTGCGTCTGCATTTACTGCTCTACTTCCTGCACCTGCTAAATTCACTATTGTAACTACTCCATCTGCGTCCATAGAAAACTTTTCAGTGCCTTCTTTGTAAATTCTAAAAACATTTGAAACCACTCCAATAGAGTAACTATTAGCACCTTGTGTTATAACTAATCCCGAATTTGTCGCACTTGAAATATTTAAAACCCTTGCAATTCCAGGGGGGTTAGATATAGTTGAACTCCCTATTCCGACATCACCACCTGATGTGATACGCATACGTTCGGTATCATTTGTACTAATTAATAATGGATTGTTCGTTACCGTTCCAAGAGATGAATATGTTGTAGTTGAAAATAAATTAAATTGCCTAACAGAATTAGAAGTATTTAATCCTATTAAGTTAGTTCCATCAGTTATATTTTGTTGAATTAATGTACCTGTAAACGTAGCTGCTCCTGTGGATGCTATAGATAACCTTGGTGTAGAAATACCGTTTGTGTAAAAATTAATAGCAGAAGTTGAAGCATTTAATAAAATACCTTCATATCCTGCACCAAAATCTAAGACATTAGTAAATCCAACATTATCCATATCCGAATATAAATATCCGCTTAAACCGCCAGACCTAGCCCAAGCTAAAGGACTCGAACCGCTTAAATCTCCAACCGTAACCCTATCTGTGAATACCCCTGTTGTCGCTCCACTCAACGCTCCTGCTACTGCTAATGAACCACTAATACCCACTGATCCTGTCATTGATTGTGTGTTGGATACGGAGTTGCCAAACACATTAGATCCGCTTGAATAAACGATGCTTGACGTTATAGTTTGAACAACTAGTTTTTGTGCTGTTAGTGTTCCCGCTACTGTAAAAGTATCAGCATATGATGAAGTAGCGGCATAAGAAGAAGATAATGTAGCTGTAGAATTTAATGCATACGAGGCACTAGTTGCATTCAATGCATATGATGCAGAAATAGCATTTCCTGCAGATCCACTTATTGAACCTAATACAGTTAGATTACCGGTTATAGTTGATGATCCGGAGATATATGGGGAATTCAGTATCATATATTAATATTTATTTTTATATTACATTACTTACTTTACAAACATTATCAGGGTATAGTAATTGCACTTCTGGTAGTGCTGTTTCTGCCTCCTCTAATGTGGTATATTCATAAATATTATCGTCATCATTTAATTGTAGTACCCAAATTTCTGCTCCTGGGTAGAATTGTTTTAGTATGTAGTATTTCATTGTTTATTTTTTAAAATGTCTATTTCAGCTTTAAGTTCTTGTATAGCTTTAATTATTAGAGGTATTAATTCGGTATACGCTAACCTTAATGTTTTATTACCATCTTGTCCAACCGTTACGGCATAGGGGTAAGTTTTCTGAACATCTTGAGCAATTAAAAAAGACCTTTCAACATCTTCAGAATCTGTTTTATACCTACCAATGACAGTTCTAAAATCTCTAATCGCATTAATTGCTTCTGTAATTGGTTTAATTATTGTTTTCTCGCGTATATCAGATAGCCCAGTCCATGAAGTCCCACCGTTAGCAAGTTCAACGCCGTTAGTCCCTGCAACTGCTCGAATAGTAGAGGATGCCGGAGTTGATTGTATTTGAAAATAATTATTTGTATTATCCCAAAATATAACCGATTTGCCAGAATTGTTGTTATACCAATCTATTTGAGTAAATCGCTCCCCTGCATTGTCTAATATTAATTGATTTCCGTTGGCTGCATCTATTCTTGCAGCATCATTTATCGTAACGGATTTACTAAAAGTTGAAGCACCAGTAGATGCAATCGTCAATCTTGGAGTGGCTCCTAATATCCCTCCCGTTGCAAATACCAAACTTCCGGTTGATTCGAGGTATAAATCATCATTCGCCGAATATACAACCGCTTTACCCACCCCGGCTTTACTCATATATAATCCACCACCAGAAACTCCGTTTGTATTTACAAAGTTGTAATTTTCTAAGGTAAAAGGAGTTGATATTCCAACCCCAACGGCTCCGCTAAACGTAGCTGCTCCTGTGGATGCTATGGTTAATCTTCTATTATTACCACCTGTTGCAACAACAAAATCAGCTTCACTTCTAATGATAAAATCGCTATTGTTTGCCCCAGTTAATAAACCACCACCATTACCTATATAACCACTCACTGTAGAAGTATTGTAATAATACTCTGTATACATTGTTGTAGCATTAGTAGATTTTATAAGTAATGGAGTTACTGCTGCGGTAAACGTACCTGCTCCTGCTACTGCTAATGAACCACTAATACCCACTGATCCTGTCATTGATTGTGTGTTGGATACGGAGTTGCCAAACACATTAGATCCGCTTGAATAAACAATGCTTGACGTTATAGTTTGAACAACTAGCTTTTGTGCTGTTAGTGTTCCCGCTACTGTAAAAGTATCAGCATATGATGCTGTTTGGGCATATGATGCAGATAATGTATTTGTACTATTATTTGAATATGATGCACTAGTTGCATTTAATGCATACGAGGCGCTTGTTGCATTTAATGCATATGATGCTGATAATGTATTTGTACTATTATTTGAATATGATGCACTAGTT